TTATGATAATCTATTGCTACTCCTAGCATTTATAGAAGAAAGAAATAATATTTTAGATTTGGAAATATGGCGAGATAGGTTTAATAGTAAACATGGGATATAAAAATCATTGTAAGTTTAAACATAACAAAACATGAAATGTAAAGCCGATATGGAAGCAGAAAGATTTAAAGATTTAGAGCTTGGTTTTTATTATTGCTTGGTTAAGAAAACAAGGTTTATTAGCCAGCAAAAACTTGTGACCCAAACAGATGAGTTAGTGGAGGTTAGAGAGTTAGAATACTCGATCGCAGGTAATAAGTTTTTTGCCCCTAGATACACCAATGAAAAAATAGTTGCCTTTGAGAAAGTTGAGCAACCTACTGCCTTTAAGAAAAAAAGAACAGTATTCAAAATGCCAGAGGAATTAATAAAACCAATTAATAAAATAATTAGTTCCATCTTTAGCGGTAGTCTTTAAAACCCTAAATGCAAAAAGATTTGAAGCTATGAAAACAACAAAAGAGTTTATAAAATCAATTTAAAACACTATAAGTAAAAACCTTTGACATTTAAAATAAAACTTGTTAAATGGAATTAGTTATTAATTTTTTTCTTGACAATGGATATTAAAGAAGTATTAAAGACTAACAAAATTACCCAGCAAGATTTTGCTGATTATATGGGCTACACTAGACAATCACTTTCAGGAACTTTAAGAGAGGGAAAAGAAAGAAAATCATTAATCAACAATCTAAAATTAGCAACAGCAGAGAAAAACGGCATATCTATTGATATAACGGAAGAAGGACACACGATTGTTAGTTTTGATTTAACTAAGCTAGCAGTTTAATTCTTGACATTAAAATAAAATAGTTTATTAGTTGATACTTAAAATCAATTAAATTTCATTTCATGGCTACTAGGACAAGTAAAAATGAAGTGTTGGCTAACAGCTTAACTGCATTAACAACTGCTCTTGGATTTCCTCAAGAATTTGGCGTACAGTTAAGCCAGACAGCTACACTTGCAAAAAACAATAGAACTTATTTCATAAGTAACGATAGACCAACCCTAACCTATGCCTATACTACACACGGTATAATCCAAACACTTATTGACCAACCTATAGAAGATGCTTTCAGGGGTGGTATTGATATTACATCAAGTGAATTAGAAGCAGATGAGATCCGGCAGATACAGAACTATATAAAAGAAAATGATATTTTAGAAGAAGTAAAAGACTTAGCTAAATGGACTCGCCTTTATGGTGGTGGTGGAATGGTTATTAATACAACTGGTAAATCAGATAAACCAATTAATGTTGATGTTATAAATGAAGATACGCCGCTTTCTTTTCAAGCGGCTGATTTGTGGGAGTTGCACCAAACTAATTTACCAGCTTATGGAGAGCAGAAAGCATATGTTAAAAGCGGATTCCATGAACCAGCTTTCTTTTATTATGGCAATAAGCTAGATGAAACAAGAGTATTAAAAACGAGAGGAAAAAGAGCGCCCTCATTAGCAAGGCCGCAGTTAAGGGGTTGGGGGATGAGTGAGGTTGAAAGATTAATCCGTTCACTTAATCAGTACCTAAAAAACAATGACCTTATTTTTGAATTACTCGATGAAGCTAAAATTGATGTTTACGGAATACAAGGCTTTAATAAATCCTTATTAACACCGGGAGGAACTGAGAAGCTTACTAAAAGGGTTCAAATGGCTAACAAAGTCAAGAACTATCAACAAGCTATTGTTAAAGATAAAGAAGATGATTACGATCAAAAGCAAATGAATTTTGCAGGTTTATCAGAAATGCTACAACAAATAAGAATTGGTATAGCAAGCGATCTAAAAATGCCATTAACTAAATTATTTGGCTTATCAACAGCAGGCTTTAGTAGTGGAGAAGATGAGATTGAAAACTATAATTCAATGATTGAAAGCGAGATAAGGGGTAAGTTTGATAATCTAATAATTCAGATGCTTAAACTTATATGTCAAAAGTTATTTGGATTTGTGCCAGATGATTTACAGATTGCATATAAACCTTTAAGGATGCTTTCAGCAGTCGAAGAGGAGCAGGTTAAGACTTCACAAGAAAATAGAATTTTAGCAATGTACGATAGGGCGTTAATGACCTCTGATCAGGTTATTGAAGAGATTAATCAATCCAATTTATTTGCTAGTGATTTAGAAAACGAATCAAGATCAGACTTTCCTATGCCTGCACCAGCAAAACCAAAGATGGATATAGAAACCAGCAAAACAACAAATTCAATTATTAATAAATTATTTAAGAAAAATGGCAATTAATACAGATTATCAAAGCGTTGTAACATTAGGCAGACTATACAGAATAGGCATGGTAGAAGGAGGGCGTGGCCTAGGTCAAGCCTTAGCACCCCGTATAATGGCAAAGGGTGGTACTATGGATATTTATTTTGCCGATTCAACAGTTGACCCAGCATCTTTGGCTGAAATGGCTCTTGTAAAACAAGATACAACAGGTCAAGCAATAGAATCAATAGCAGGCTACATGGCTATAGTTGAAAATCAAGCTACTGTAAATGAGGTTATTATCACTGGTGTTGAGTTAAAAGAAGATATAGGGCCTATTTCTTAATGAAAGAAAAACAACTAACACCAATAAAAGTAAATCCTAAGCTTGATGAGGAGCTAGAAAAACAAATATTAGCTTTCCTCTCAAAAGAAATATTTGCTCCTATTGTTGTTGAGATGAAGAAAAGCAAAAATATTCTATTTAATGCCAGCACAACCATTGAATCGGCAATAAAAAGTGGTAGAATACAATTTGCGGATGGTATTTTTAAAGGTGATTTTAATTCTAGTCTCGCAAAGGAGTTTAGAAGCCTTGGAATGAAGTTTGACAAAAGGATTGAGGGTTATCGCAAAGAAATTGGTAAATTACCTATATCACTACAGGTTGCAATTACTCAAACAGATTCAGCTTATGTAGCAATGGCGGAGAATATAATTAAATCTATTGAGTCAATTAATTATGACGAAGCTTTGGCAGAGCTTAATTTATCAAGTGCTTTTGATAAGGTCATTAAGTCAGTTGATAAAGACTTTACTAGAACAGTATCAAGTGTAATTGGCGTTAGTGTTGATTTAACTGAAAATCAAAAAGAAAGGATAGCAGACGAGTTTTCAGAAAATTTAAAGTTATATATTAAAGATTTTGCAGATGAGCAAGTGTTAATCCTTAGAAAAGATGTTGAGGATGCAGTTTTTGCAGGCATAAGAGCAGAAGAATTGCAAAAAAATATTGTTGGTAGATTTGGCGTTAGTGAGTCAAAAGCAAAGTTTTTAGCTAAACAAGAAATTTCTTTGTTGACTTCTAAATACAAACAAGCTAAATATGAAGATGTAGGAGTGCGTAAATACAAATGGTCAATATCCAATGTTAGGACTAGACCAGATCACAGAGCCTTAAATGGAAAGGTTTTTAGCTTTGATGATCCACCTATTACAAACCAAGATACAGGAGCTAGGAATAATCCCGGGGAGGATTTTGGTTGTAATTGTGTTGCTATACCTATTGTTGAGGTATGATTTTTTCTATTTCAATATAGACCTCTATTATACAGATTAATATTATTACTAATAATATGGTATTAAAGTTCATATTTAAATTAGTAGGGTTACTAGGACAAAACCTATATTAATTAAGAAATTATTAATGTCAACAACAATGTCAAAACTTTTTACATTTTATTTAAATGATTAAAAACGGACTAGATAATCCAAGATTAAGAGCAGAAACATTCAAGGCAAGATTCCTTGAAGCTGCGGTTGTTGAATACAATGACGAGAGGGTTTTAATAAAACCAGAAAACTTAATGAAGATGGCTCTTAAGTTTAAGGGTGCAAAGGTGATTATAGATCACAAAGATGTTACAGCGGAAAACGCTAATGAAATAGTGGGATATATAAACTATATCTGGATAGGTGATGATGGTTGGGCTTGGTGTGATTTTACTGTAAATGATGCAGAAGCAATAGATCTTATTAACAGGGGTTATTCTGTTAGTTGTTGTTATGTAGCAGTAACTAGTGGAAACGGAGGAACTAAGAATGCAGTACCTTATGACCGCGAAGTAGTAGACATAGAAGAGGACGATGAAGTTACTCACTTGGCTATTGTGGAAAATCCTCGTTATGAGGATGCAATTATTTTAAAAAATTCAATTAAAAACAAAG